TTCATGGCAATCCTCTCCATTCTCGGAGTAGTGATCGCAGTGATCGTGTTCATTGTGGACTCTCGCGTCAATCGCATGTACCGCGAGATGAAACCCAACGGGGGTCAGTCCCTTCGGGACGCCGTAGACCGGATCGAGAAGAAGATCGATAACCACATCATGTGGCATTTGGAGGATAAGTGACTGTTTGGACTTTGGGTTTCTGGCGGGGCGCGGTGGAACGTGCGATCAAGACTGCTGCCCAGGCTGGGCTTGCGTTTTTTGTGGTGGGAGAGACTGGCATTGCTGAGGTTGATTGGGCGACGGTCGGTGGCGTGGCTGCGGTTGCTGCTATTGCGAGTGTTCTTACCTCGCTCGCCTCTGCACCATTCGGCCCTGAGAACACACCTTCGCTCGTGTGGGACGGTGACATCGTAGATGGCTAAGTTGGTTGCGGCGGGTGTGACGCTGCGTAATCAGGTGAATGGTCGCTACCCGAAACGTGATAAGCGTTCGGATGGTTGGATTGGTGATCGAGCGCATCAGGCTCGACGCAGTGACCATAACCCTGACCGTAATGGTTGGGTTCATGCTCTCGACATTGACGAGAACATGGGCAAGGGTCGTTGGCGTAACGGGCGTGCCGCCCGCAAGTTGGCTAATCAACTGCGGCGTTACGCGAAGTCTGGTTTGCCTGGATCTGAGCGGATCAAGTATGTCGTGTACGAGGGTCGGCTTGCTAGTGGAACGTACAAGAGCAAGTGGTGGAAGTGGCGTCCCGGTAATTGGGGTCACTATCAGCACATTCATGTGTCGTTCACTGAGGCTGCTCAGTTGGATGGTCGATTGTTTCCGTTGCCGATCTTGACGAAGGATCGGAAGTTGAAGCGGTATTGGTGGAGGCAACTTCGTGGCCGCTAAGAAGCGGTACAAGACTGCCGCTTGGACTCGTAAAGAGGGACAGAACCCTGATGGTGGCTTGAACGCAAAGGGTCGCGCTTCCCTGCGTGCGAAGGGTCAGGACATCAAACCTCCGCAGCCTGGTGGTGGGCCGCGCAAGCGATCTTTCTGTGCTCGTAGTGCTGGTCAAATGAAAAAGTTTCCGAAAGCCGCGAAAGATCCGAACTCGCGGTTGCGTAAGGCTCGACGTAAGTGGGCGTGCTAAGTGGCTGAGAATAAGGCTGTTGTCAATGAACTGCCGTATGCGATTGGGCAGGACGTTATTGATCGTCTTGCCCGGTATGACCGTAGCGTTTTCGCTGCTGATTACGCTATCGGCAATCAGCCTTGGTTGAGTGCTGCCTCTGATCAGGCTCCGATTGCTCGGGTGACGACGCAGTATCAGAAGGAGCGCGTCGATCAGGAGGCTTCGGCGGGTGAGAACTCGCTGTCGAACTGGTGGTTGCGGTCGGCTACGTCGTGGCATCGTGGTGGTGGCGCTGAGTTCTATGACGCTGATGAGGGTGACGTGTTTCGTTACCGCCAGTCGGCGAATGTGGATGTGTGGACTCAGGGTGAGATCAGTTTGTTGAACGCCACTGAAGAGGCCGCTTCGCACGGTGGTGAGCAGGCGCACACTTGCGCTTTGGGTACTTGGTTCTTGCATGACGGCGGCGTGTACTTGTATCAGATTTCTACGTCGTCGATTGTGCAGATCACGGCTTTCACGGCTACGGCGCAGGCGTTGACTACTGATGGTTGTTCGGCGATTGTTGGTGCTGATGACGGCGTGTACGAGATTGATAACACGCTTGCGGTTACGAAACTGTATGACGCTCCCGGTGGTTCGTGGACGGTTGATGCGATTGGTTTCGTGAAGGACAGGTTGATTGTTGGCTGCGAGATCTCTGATCCGCTGCCGATGCGTGTGTTTGAGTTGGGCAGGAACCCTGCCTCTACTCCTGCGTCGATTGACTTGAATACGACGACGGGTGATTCTCGCTACGAGTATGGGTCTACGTCTCTTTCGTTTATTGCGGTTACGGAAACAACGTCGGCGATCTTGGTTGCGTTGACGATTGGTGTCCAGTCGAAGGTGTTGTCGTTCACGATTGATACGTCTTCGTCTGGCGTTGGTGGCATGTTGGAGCCGATCAATGTGGCTGAGTTCCCGGTCGGTGAAGTGCTGCGCAACTTGAAGTCTTACCTGAATACGTTTGTGATTGCTGCTACGAATCGCGGTATTCGTGTGGCGGCTGAGTCGGAGAACGGTACGGGTTTCATTTATGGCCCGTTGTCGGTTGAGGATGACATCACTGATTTGACGTTCGATGGTGAGTATGTGTATGCGACTCGCACGTTGGAGCGTTTGGGTGCTAAGGGTTTGTGGCGTATCGACTTGGGTGAAGAGGTTGAGTCGTTCTACGCCTACGCCTCTGACTTGTCGGTGGCTGATGGGACGCCGCAGTCGGTGGCGTTTATCGGCTCCACTGGTAGGGCGTTGATTTGCACGGACACGAAGGTGTATGTGGAGTCGGCTACCGATAAGGCTGAAGTTGGTTTTCTCGATTCAGGTTGGGTGCGTTTCGGTACGACGGAGTACAAGCAGCCTGTGTCGTTCTCGATTAGGAGTGAGAACACGGGTGGCGTGTTGGGTGTGCGCGTGTCGAATCCTGCTGGCGATAACGCTGACTTCGGTTCGGTTCCGCTGGGTCAGGTGTTGAACATCCCACTGTCGGCTGAGTTACTTCCGGATACTGAGTTTGAGGTTCGGGTGACGTTGACTCGGGATGAGTCTGATGCGTCGATTTCTCCGCTGTTGCAGGAGTGGCAGTTGCGTGCGCTGCCCGCGCCGTTGCGTTCTCGCACTATCACGCTGCCTCTTCTATGCTTTGAGGAGGAGCGGGACTCGACGGGTGTGGTGCGTACGTCGTATCCGTGGGGTCGCTTGCAGGCGTTGGAGTTGTTGGAGCAGACGGGTGGTGCTTGTTTGTTCCAAGACTTCTCGACTGGTGAGGAACGTATTTGTGTGGTTCGTGCCGTGCAGTACGAGCAGATGTCCCCGCCGTCTTATGTTGATGGGTTCGGCGGGATTGTGACGGTTCAACTTCAGACTGTGGACGTGGAGGTAACGTGATTTCAGCCATCCCTTATGTGACTGCGAATGAGCGATCACCGATTGTGGTGAAGGTGAGGGAGAGGTTGAACATCCCTGGTGGGGATGTGTTGGATGAGAACTTGATGGTGGTGTTGCGTGGTATGCAACGCGCTAATGGTATTGATCCGCATGGTGAGTTGGATGATCAGACTCTTGGCATGTTGAGTCTGAGTATGTGGTAGCGGAAAGGGAATGGGGACGCATTGCGCGTCCCCTTCTTTTTTTATGCCTTTTTCTGGATGTCTTTGAGGTTGGTTTCGACTATCTCGTGGCGGGAGCCTGATCTGTTTGAGGGCTTGAATTGTTTGACCATCTTGTCGAAGCAGGTGTCGCAGAGTTCGCCTTTGTAGTGGCTGCTGCCTCGCCTGGCTGACCAGGCTCGCACGGGTTGTTTGTCTTCGTGGACGCCGCAGGAGTCGCAGGCGATGGATGTGATTTTCACTGTGCCCTCCGGATGTTGACGACGTTCTCGTCATCTGTGGTGTACCAGCGTGTTCCGGTCATTACCCGGTCGCGGTGTTCTTTGTCCACGGTGATCCCGAGGTAGTGCTCAGTTTGGGAGAGGGTCTTGTGGTGGAGCATTTGTTGAACGACGCGCATGGCTCGTTCTTCTCCCTCCCCTTCTAGGCTCATCAAGATCCACCGTGCCCCCGTGCGACGGAGGGTGTGCCCTCCTTCGCCTTTCACGTCGTCCCACCCTATGCGTTGGAGGTTTCGCTTGATGGCATCGGCGGGGCGTGACATGGGTTTGGTGGGGATGATCTTCTTGTTCTGCCAGGTGGTTGGGATGAGGTAGTAGTCGGGTTTGAGTTCGCCTACTTGGATGGTGTACCAGGTGATGTAGCGGCGTAGTTCGTCTTCTAACTCCTGCGTCATGGGCATACTGTCTACTAGCCCGGTCTTGAAGACCCGAACGGAGACCCTTCGGGCAGTGAAATCGACATCCTTTATCCGCAAATCTGAGACCTCAGAAATTCTCAGGCATAGGTTTAGTCCAACCGCCAGCAAAATCCGCTCACGGTAGTTCTCAGCCCCTTCTATGAGGCTTCTGATGGCGTCCTTGTCCACCCTTTTTCGTTCGACCTGGGGTACAGGGCGTCGGCGGGAGTGAACGAGGGGGTCGAAGTCGGGGCTTACGAAGCCCATCGTGCGGCAGTACCGCACGAACATGGACAGGTGCGCTCGCCGCATGTTGCTCGTGGTCGGGCTGGTGTGCCGGGCATCGAGCATCTGCTGAAGGTGGCCGGGTGTGATGGTGTCCACGGGGGCTTGCCATCCGATCACCTCAGCCAGTCGGCGGAGGGTGATCTCGTCGTTCTTGACGGTTGCCTTGGCGTAGCCTTGGGACTGTCGCCAGTTGATGAAGTCGCGTCGTGCTTCCAATAGTGTGGGTGTCATGTCCTGCACACTACTCCTGCAATCACACTAACGTCAACTGCATTGCAGGATGTGGATAACGCAGGGTGCATTTGCGGTCAATGAGGGTAGTCTGCGGGCTAGTTATCCACAGGTGAACTATGAGGGAAAATGGCTCGTGGCGATTTGACTCTGAGCGTCCATGAACGCATGATGTGTAGCAGCACAAGGCCGAGAGGGATGATTGCAGGATGCCAGGCTATCGGAAACTACCGCCTCGACAGGAACTTGAGAAATGGTTAGACGAAGGACTCACGCACGCGCAAATTGTTGAACGCATCAAAGACGAGTACGACCAGGACGTGTCACTGTCCACTGTCAGCAGTGGACTGTCGCGCATGGGTTTGACAGATCGCATCCGCTACGACGACTTCATTCCCTGGGGTCGCATCTCCGTCGATCACAACACTGCCTACCAGTTGCAGATGCTCCGCATAGGCGCACGCATCAGCAAGAACCTGTCCGTCGATGACAAGACACGCGCACGATTCCAACGCTGGAAGGAAGAACTGGACGAGAAAAACCTATGCGTCCATTACGACTACGGTTCTGTTGAAGGCTTCCACTATGTCGCCCGTCGTGAGGGCGACGGGCTAGTCCCC